GGTTGTTGCAACAGAGGGGATTTGGAAAGATACAATAACCAAAATTACACGTACACCAATAACTGATGTTTGGAAAAAAATCATTCTAACAACAGACCAAGACTTAATCAAAGATGGTGTACAAGCTATTGATGATGAGTTCTTAGAATGGTTTGTAAAGAATCCTACTTGTGAATTTGTTGAGGTCAATGAAAAATTGATAATTATACAAAATAAACCTTTAGTACAACATCAAGGCAATAAACCAATAGTTGTTCCACATAGAATTAATTACAAAATCATCATTCCACAAGAAGAACCTAAACAGTATACTTCTGAAGAATTAGAAGGATTTGAAGATTTTAAAAAGATGATTAAACCTAAACAAGAAACACTTGAAGAATTTACACATGAAAACATTAATGGTTGCATAGGTAGTAATGGTCTAAGCGACCCAACATTAAATAAGGTAAGACAAGAAACAGTTGAAGAAGCTGCTAAAAACTATGCAAATTATAATGAACAAGTCAATAAAGCAATACAAGAAGCTGTAAAATTTGGTGCTAAATTGCAAGCTGAAAGAATGTATAGTGAGGAAGAAGTTAGAGGTATTATTAAAATTTATTCTCACGCTGATAATGAATTATCTATTGGAGATATACTTAAACAATTTAAAAACCGATAATTAGGTATATTAAACATAAACCAAAAAAGATGAAACTATTAGAATTCGTAGAAGATAAACTTATAACCTATGTTGTATATGAAATTTCTCCAAAAATTTATGCAGTAGAAACTCAAGATGACTATGCTAGAGCGCTATTATTCGTAAGAGCTCAAGAGTATTATGAATCAGCATATCGCGAAATTAGAGGTAAAACCTTCTGTATTTTTGAGTACATGGATAAGTATCGTAAGGATAAGGGCACTAGGTATTTTGGATATACATACGATTGGGTAGGTTATAATATACCTAGTGAATCTCTTGAAAAGTGTCTTAATGGATTAGACCTTGGCAAAGTGGTGGTTACTCCATATGATATGATTATGCATAAAGTCTATGCAACAATTCGTCAACATCAGCCTCGTGGAAAGTTTTATCTGTTAGGAGTAGATGATGTAAAATCATTGGTTATGGATCATGAATTAGCTCATGCGCTATTCTATACAAATAAAAAATATAGAGCTGAGATGACTACTCTAGTGCAGTCATTAGGTAATAAAGCCTACACCCAACTTGAAGAATACCTACTATTAATGGGTTATACGAAACATGTAATTGTAGATGAAATTCATGCATATCTTTCAACCGGTTTAATTGAGCCTATGACTTTTATTAAAGGTCTTAAAACTGCCTCCATTAAATTTAAAAAGGTATTTTATGAATATAAAAAAGAAATTATTTTAAGTTAATGAATAAACTCCAAGAGGAATTTGAAGAATTTATAAAAGGAAAACACCCAGGACTGGAGTTTAGACCTCAACAAAAAGAGGCAATACTTGACATAATTGAGGCATATGGTGCTGATCCAAATGGAATTTACCTGCTGGATGCCCCAACTGGAAGTGGTAAAAGTATTATTGCCATGATCTTTGCAGATTTTCTGGCATTTAAAGGAAATCGAGGTTATATTCTTGCGTCAGATCTCTCTTTACATGAACAGTACGTAAAAGACTTTCGTAAGTTACAGGTATGGAATTGGGGTAATATTAAAGGTGTTGATAACTATAAGTGTGTTGTTAATGACGAGAAATTTTCAATAGGCGAGTGTAAAAGTAAAGGAACCTCTTATGAAAAGGCAGAGTCACTGCCGTGTTTTAAACAATGCGGCTACTTAACATCACGTAAGAAGTCAATAAAGTCTCCAGTTGCACTATTAACCTATCCATATGCCCTAATTCAGAGAAATTACGTTGAAGATAAACAGTCTAAAAAAGGAAAGGGCCCAGCATTTCCACAACGCGATTTTGTAGTATGCGATGAAGCTCATAAACTGTTAGAGATTGTACAAGGTCACTTTAGTCCAATTGTCTCTACTGAAATTGTAAAAAAGACTGAAAAATTATTGGAAGGACTTGGAGATATTGGTCAATCTGTACCAAAGATAAATCTTGAAAGGCTTGAGAAAATAATTGACCGAATTTACGCAGATGACGATCAGGCAAATCTTCTTAAATTATTAAAGGAGGTTACCAAGGTATTGGGAGAAGTTATGAAAGCAACTGGTCCACTTAGAGAAAATGCATCAACTGAATTTATTGAAGGCAGTACTCCACCTGAATGGCTGGCAGTTTTTAACCTAGCCGATTGGTGTAAAGACGTCCACTGTAAACTTGAAGACTATTGCGAAATTGTTGGTCAAGTTGGAGTTGAGAAATTAATTAAGAATCCTGGAGAAAAGTCAATTATATTTAACTGTATTGATGAATATTATTTACTAAAGAAACATTTTTACAGTAAATTTGGGTTTAAGCTGTTAATGACTGCAACTATGGGTAATCCCAGTGATTTTATGAGAAATCATGGTATTAAAAATGCTAAATACTTTAAAATAGAGAGTCATTTCAATTGGGAAAAGTCCCCTATTATTTTTTATCCAGGTAAAAAAATGTCAAACAGATTCTTGGCTGATAATATGCAATGGGCAGTTGATACAGTAACCAGAATTGTTCGAGAGCACTCCAATGATGCAGGTATCATTCATTCTGGCTCTTATGAGTTAACTACTAAGATTTGGGCAGGTCTTCCTAAGGATGTTAAGAAACGAATTCTACTCTATAAAGGGTCTGATGAAAAATCTCAAGCCTTAAAGAAAATGAGTAAGAAACCTGGCTTGATATTAATGGGACCTTCTATTTTAGAGGGCCTAAATATGGTAGATGAGCAAAGTCGATTCCAAATTTTCTTAAAAGTACCATATCCTCATCTTGGAGACCGATATGTTGCAGCTAAACTAGAATATTCACAAGCCTGGTATAATTGGAAGACCTCAATTGCTCTATTACAAGGAGTGGGCCGGTCAATCCGAACCCCAAATGATTGGGCTATTACATATGTTTTAGATGGGTGCTTTGCTGATCTTATGAAATCTGCTGGGGATCAATTTCCACCTGAATTTAAAGCCAGACTAAAGGTAGAGTATAAATAACCATAAATACTCTAAACCGGCTATGTCTATACTTAATTGGGAACTATATCACCAAACTAAAGAAGTTAGTAGGATTCATACTGAGTTAATTTTTGAAGCAAAGAAACCTGAAACATTTGAGAAATTTGCTGGTAACAGATTAGCTGGAGCAACTAAGATTTCTGACAATGCCAAAGCAAAAGGTGGAGATGCACTATTAACGTATCACCATTTTGTTGTTAAATTACCATATTATAAAAAAGCTGCAGCTGGTAAATTCAAAATTGAAGAGGCTAAAGCTGAACTAAAAAAACTACACACATATCTTCATGCAATCCTTGATAAATTTGAAGCCAAGGATCAAGTTCCCTTTCAAAAGGTAATGGGAAAGATTGAGGTAGTTGGAGAATTAATAATTAAATATAATGAAACACATTAACCTATTTGAAAGTTGGGTAAATGAAGCAATTACTGCTGATCAAATTGCTGATCAAATTCAAGCAGCAAGTGCTAACCTTGGAACAGATGAAGACTCATTGGTATCAGCAATCTTGTTAATTCCAGATGCAGCGTCAATGGTTAAAATAAATCAGGCTCTAAAATTAGGAGTTGAAACTAAGGATTGGGCCTATTCAAGCATAGGAGATGCGATTAATGGAGAACTTGGTATGCTTGATCAAACTTATAAAGATCGAATAAATACTCACATTAAGAATATAAGAGCTGAAAAATATTTGGGATCATTTGTTGCTCCACCTCCACCAGTTGATCAAATAATTAGTTCAATTAGGGATCGTGTAATTCAGCATGAAGGCAAAAAACCTGTTAAATACATAGATTCTAGAGGTGTTCCTACCGTTGGTGTTGGATTTAACTTAAACCGTTCAGATTCTAGTGAATTACTTAAAAAAGTTGGAGCAAATCCAGATAAAATTAAATCTGGTAAATCTGCACTTACTGACAATCAAATAAATGCACTATTAGGTAATGATTTACTTAAAGCAAAAAATGATGCACAAACGTTAGCATCAGCAGATGGTTTAACGAATCTTGCAAAGTTATGGCAAAAACTGCCATTACAAGTGCAAGGAGTTTTAACTGAGATGGTATTTAATTTAGGAAAAAAGGGTGTATCTAAATTTAATAATTTTTTAAAATATATTGCATCTAATAATTTTGCACAAGCATCAAAAGAAATGCTAAACTCAGAATGGGCAAGTCAAGTTGGAAATAGGGCAAATACCCTAGCTCAAATAATAAAATCCGCATAAGCATGAAACACATTAAACTATTTGAAGATTTTGATCTGGATAAATTTCTAGAGAATCCAGAAAAAGAACTAGCTGACGACAATTCAGCTGAGATTAGTATAGGGAATTATGTTTCCTCATACCGAGGCAAAGGCCAAGTAGTCAATATGGATGACCGATTTGCAACAATTCAATTGGCTAATTCAAAGGGTCAAACTGTTAAGGTTCCGGTATCTGCATTAACTAAATTATCGCATGCAGAATTTGCACCAACCCAAATTGGAAATTCGCAAGCAGAACTTTCTGATCTAGTTGATCAAGCCCAAGAGTTTGTTACCTATTTAGATTCATCTAGTCAAATAAATTTTGATACTCTATTGGGTTTTTTACAAGATACAGTAGTTGAAGTTATTACTA